ACTAGCAAGACAAAAAGAACTAGCAAGACAAAAAGAACTAGCAAGGCAAGAAGAACTAGCAAGGCAAGAACGACTAGAACGACTAACTCAAATAGAAAAAAATATAAAAAGTAAAATAGCTCAAGAACAACTAGCACGAAAAGAACAATCACAAGCACGACAAGAAGAAAGAGCACAACAAGAAGAAAGAGCACAACAAGAAGAAAGAGCACGACAAGAAGAAAGAGCACAACAAGAAGAAAGAGCACAACAAGAAGAAAGAGCACGACAAGAAGAAAGAGCACGACAAGAAGAAAGAGCACGACAAGAAGAAAGAGCACGACGACAAGCACAAGATCGAGCACGACAACAAGCACAAGATAAAACTATAAGCGACTATCCCTGGGTTAACGCCGAGAATCTTAATTTTGGCTCAGTATCACCCTTAAACCCAAATAATAGGAAAACACAAGCACGAAATACGAGAAATGGGATTCTAGTATAGTAATTTTTTATATATAAAAATATGATTATTATATTAATAAAATGCTAAAGAAATATAAAATTATATTGAAAAATAATAATTGTTTAATTGCAAAATGTATATATAGTAAAATTAATAATATTAAATATGATGATAGAATATTTCTAATTAATAATACAAATAAATATATTTTAGAACATATCTTACTTCCCATATATGAAAAAAAAGATATTGAAGAATTAATATATAATTATGGAATACAAAATGCAATACAACATTTTGTGTTAAATAAAAGATATTATAATAATATTTTAGAATTAGTTGATAATGATGAAAATAAAATATATATAGGCATCGCTTATTATATATTAACAGAAAGTTTTGATTATATATTAGATATTGATGTCTAATTTTTATTGTTTCCATTTTTTACCACAAATTAAACATTCCATAAATAGCGTAGATGCTTCATCACCTGATCTTGTCTGTAATTCATAATAACTTACCTTTTTACTTTTACATCTCATACATGTTATCATATCTGACATAGCAACAATATTAAATTCATATGCTTCTTTAATACGTAAATTATTTTTATCAATTATACTTTTCCATCTTTCAGGAAATATATTATGACATTGCATATATGGTAGCATATGCGGATTAAATTCTTTATATTCAATCATTCTTTTCAATAAATTAGAATTTCCAATATAACTATTAGATTTAAGATTAGAATAAATACTGCGCGCAATATTAATATATGTATCTATAAATAATTGACATTTCCATGATAATTGGATTTTATTTGAAATAGCATGGTCGATAGTACAATTAAAAACTCCAATTTCTAAATCAGTTGCTTCAATAGTTGAAATATAAAGATTTTTTTGCAATATATTACAAAAATCATCACGAATTTTATGTTTATTATACTGATTTGTCTGCTCTTCAGACACATTTATATTTTTATTTGAATATTTTTCTATTTCATCATGTAAATTATATAATTTAAAATCTATATTCATAATTTATTTAAAATATAATTATATAGTTCTATCAATTTTTTATATATAAATACTAAAAAATGATATATATATAAATAATAATATTTTTAATAATGAATTCAAAACTCATAGATATTAATAATTATATATTTAATGACAAAAATGATAATATTGATAATATTAATTTAATCGAAATATATATAATTAATAGTAAAGATGAACATGAAATAAATGTTAAAACTAGTGATAATATAGAAAAATTAATTGATAGCGTATATAAGAAAAATCGTATTGAAAATTATAAATCATATTTTTACAAAGAACGTGTATATACATATGAATTGACTAATGATAATCAATATGTATATACTAAAATTAAAAAGAATATTGATATAATAAATAATATTTTAGTAATTTCTTCAAAACAAGATAAACAACCTAATTACACTTTTCCTTGTACTAATGATATTGATAATATATGCGAGTATACTATTAAAGAATACAAAATATCAAATCGCATATCAATAATAATGAGATACGATAATGATATAAAAACATTTTATATAGAATACAAACATTCACAAAATGTAGATATAGATAAAGTAAATGAACAAATTAATAGAATATTAGCAAAAATATTACACTAGATAAAAACAAAAATTGATTATTATATAAGTTATTTATTATATAAATTATTAATATGCAAAGTAAAGAACTTAAGTTTATAGACTTATTTTGCGGCATTGGTGGATTTCATCAAGCATTAATCAGACATAATTATAAATGCGTAATGGCATGTGATATTGATGAAAAATGCAGAGATGTTTATAAAGAAAATTATGGTATCACTCCAGAAAAAGATATAAAAAAAGTTGATGAAAAGAAACTACCCGATTTTGATATATTATGTGCAGGATTTCCTTGTCAATCATATTCAAATGCGGGGAAAAAGGGAAATCTAAATGATCCAAGAGGAACATTATTTGAGGATATATTAAGAATTGCAGATGAGAAAAAACCAATGTTTATGTTTTTAGAAAATGTTAAACATATCAAAAAAATAGATAATGGCAAAACCTTTAATCATATTATTAAAAGAATAAATGAAACAGGATATTATGTTAATAAAGAAGATACTATTTTTGAATTATCGCCACACAACTTAGGTATTCCTCAACAGAGAGAAAGAGTTATATTTGTATGCATAAATGAATCAATTTATGATAAAGATAAGGTTATTAAATTTACACTACCAAATATACCTATTAATATTGAAAAAATCATAGAAACTGATAAAACACTTACATCTAAATATAAAATATCAAAGGAAGTTGAAAATATTTTAAATATATGGGATGAAATGATACAAAAATTTGACACAAACGAAACATTAAGTCCTACAATATTATGTAATGAATTTTATAGAAAATATTCAGAAGAAGAATTTAATAATTTGCCTGTATGGAAAAAAGATTATATTACTAAAAACTCGCGTCTTTATAATAAATATAAAGAAGAATGGGATGAATGGTATAACAAACATAAAGAAGTATTATTAAAAAAAGAAATTAATGGAAAATTAGAATGGCAGGCAGGTAAGAAAAAGACTAATGATAGTATTTGGAATTATTTTATTCAGTTAAGACAATCTGGTATTAGAATTAAAAAAACTAATTATTTTCCTACATTAGTTGCAATAGTACAAACACCTATATATGCAAAGGAAAAAAGATATATAACACCTAGAGAATGTGCAAGATTACAATCTTTCCCAGAAAACTTCATTATTCATAATAATGATAATGTAGCATATAAACAATTTGGAAATTCTGTTAATGTTGATGTAATAAGTTATATTGTAGATTTAACACTAGAAACTTATTGTTTGATATGTTCATCAAATATTTGATTATATATATCAACTTCAATTGTTTCATTTACCTTATCTATTTCTTCTTGAAGCAAATCTGGAAATTTATAAATATATTCTGGATTATTCTTTTTTATATGAGTAAAAAGTTTGCTTCTATAAGAGATACTTCCAGCATCTCTTTTTAAATAATTATCCGTATTAAATGTTTTAGGTATTACATAAATTAAACCGCTATTTATGACAACTACGATAGTGTTAATATCATCTAAATTATGGTTTTTTTTGCTCTTACAATTAATCATTATAACATCTCCTTTGTCATTTAATTTAACCTTTATTGAAAACCTCGTATTGTTCATCTGAATATCATTTTTATATTCTGATCCTATTTTATGTTGCATATCCAAATCTAAACTATTAATTCCAATATTTTGAAACATAGAAATTAACGCTTTTTCACCGAGTTTACCATAAATAAACTTATATTCATTTTTTTGAGGTGGAAACTTTTTGCTTATTATGTTAAATTCAAAATGACATTTACGAAGAGCATCGTGATTTTTTTCTAGTTTCATTTGTTCTACAAGATAATTACACATTATCAAATCATCATCGTTACTATTGCTTTTAGCATCTACATTAGTATCAGTAACAATATTAGTCGTCATATTTGTTTTATATTAGTTCTAATATATCTAGAAAAAGTTTTTATTAACAAATTTACAACACAATATACGCAATATACTCTGGTAGTTGTTAATCTAGATATCCAGGATATCCAGATGTCCTTTAGTAATGACTAAATATCCTCCATCTACCCTGTCATTTTCTATATTTTTTTAAAAAATATATGACATTTTATAATGTTACATAAACAGATGATAAAAATAATATAATAATAAAAATTGATAGAATAATTATTATATTTTAATTATATAATTAAATATACAAATAATTATGAATTATTATTCTTTTGTAGAGTTTGCAAATACTTTAAATAATGATAATAATATATTAGATACAAAAGACAATATCTATTATATTAAAGAATTATATGATTCCTATACAAAACATCTTATGGTATCTAAACTTAGCATTGATAATATTAAAATTAAAAGAATGCACTCTATTATTAATAACTACATTGATATGTACGGAGATAATAAGAATTATGATAGAAAAACTTTAGAAACTGAATATTTAAATTATGTTATTGATAATTTTAATAAAAAATTAAATCCCCCTAAGAGTTTCTTTACTACTGCAAATAGAGATTATTTAGATTATGTGCTTAAAGAAAAAATTGAAGAAGAAAATTGTGATATTAATAATCATTATAAAAATATTAATAAAAAATATGAATATTATAATAATCTAAATAAAAATAAAAATATTAGTACTGATGAAATTGATGAATTATATCTACTAGAAGATATGTTTGAAGAAGATAATCATTCGACTAGTTATTATAGCGATGATTATTATGACTTTGATTTAATTACAGATGATGATAGTGAATATTTATCAGATGAATATTAAAACTATATAATATATATAATAACTATATAATATTATTATTCTACTACTATTTTACTATTACTTTTTTATATTCATTTTTATAAAAAATGATATATATATTAAATATATATTAATTTATAATAAGTAAATAAGTATGACAAAAATTGTATACGTAGGTGCTCATATAAAAAGGGATGAAAAAGGACTTATTGAAACTATGAATAATATTAAAAATAATGGTGGAAATGCATTACAAATATTCGTTTCTAATCCTCGAAGCAATACTATAACAAATATGGAAAGTTATATTAATATAGCACCATTTATAAAAAAATATCTGAAGGATGAAAAATTTAAATTAGTAATTCATGCTCCATATACAATAAATATTGCCAAAGATCCTATTGAATGCAAAAGAACTATGTTATTAGAAGATTGTTATTGGATTAAATTATTAATAAATCAATTAATTATTGCAGATATGATGAATGCAGAAGGTATTATATTACATGTAGGTAAATACGTAGGATTATCAAAAGAAAAAGGTTTGCAAAATATGAAAAATGCCATTGAATATATAATTAAAGAAATGAATAATAAAAATATGAAAACTAAATTAATAATTGAAACACCTGCAGGACAGGGAACAGAATTATTAACAGATTTAAATGATTTTGTAGATTTTTATAACAATTTTTCTAAAGAACAGCAAAAATATTTAGGAATATGCTTTGATACTGCACATACTTGGGCATTAGGATATGAATTAATAGATGCGTATAAT